GGGACGAGGGAACGAGCGAGACCACCAACAGTGTTGGTCTGACCAGCCGCGGTAGGTGCGCCCTGCTCGAGGAAGCCCGTCGTGAAGGCGACACCATTGAGAGTCCCGAGTGAGGTGAGCACGGCAGAGTTACCAGCCACAAGCTGACGGTTGATCTCCCTGCGGAGAAGCCCCATCACGTTGCGCATACGAGCTTCGACAATCTTGACGATCGCCTTCTCGCCGCTGTTCTCAAGCTCTTCCTTCTTCGTGATGACGATGGGAGCGACGAAGTCAGACCACTCGTAGAGAGCGGGCTGCATGACGTCCTGCACCGCGAGGGAGACAGGCTCGTAACCGGTGGCGAGCTGAGTGATGGTGCTGTGATTGCTCACGGCGAGGGGGCGCTGGATCTTGATACCGCCGTCCTCATACTCGATGCCGCCCAGCTTCTTAGCGAAGTCGAGGAAGGGAACTCTCTGGAAGAGCTCGTCTACCTCGCCGTCACGGATGCTGAACAGTGTAGAGCTGAGGAGTTCATTGGAAATAGGCATTGTTATGACTCCTTAACTGACTGATTGATTGACGTTGCCCCCCGGCAGAATTGCTGGGATGGGCGTGCGATTGACGGTTCGGTTAGCCTCTCGGCTCCGCTTTCCACAGAGTCCACAGCAGTTGACCTTTCGGTTCTGAGGTGGCAGTCGGGAGAAGTTGCACTGTTTATCATACATATGGAGGAGCGCTGAGTAATGTCATTGCTCCCACATATTTTTTGTAAATTATCTTCCACCGTTGGCCTTGTGGTACTGGTAGGCAGACCACGCGTCCTTGAACTTCGGCGGTTCACCGTTGCGGACAGCGGTCCCGGTGCTTGTCTTTTTTAAGGTCTCACGCTGGATCTGCTTCGCAGCATCCCCTTGCTGACGACTCACCTGTCCCTTCACAATGAAGTAGGCATCCTCGAGCTTCAGCTCAGGGCGCTCCATCAGCATCCTTGCAACCGGCATGCGAATGTCATCCGAGACAAGATCAGGATGCTGGGCCTTGAAACTATCCAAGGCAACCTGGCGACGCTGGGCCTCAAGGTCCTGCTGGAGGGGAGTGAGCATCTGCTGCATCATCTCGGCAGCCTGCTTGTTGATCCGCTCCTGGAGTCCCTCATCGCTCCAAGCATCGTGCTGGAGGGGAGCGGCGGCCTGAGCACGGACACTCTGCGCCCACTCGCTCTCGGTCATGAGCTGCCTGTCACGCTGGAGCTGTGCCCTCTCAGCCTCAAGCTGGCGGCGGGCTTCGGCAAGTTCCTGAGTCTTCGTGGTGTAGCTTGCACGCAGGTTGCCAAGAAGCTTGCGCCCGTTCTCTGGGAGATGCTCAAGGATCTTCTTGTAGTCGGGCAGTCCCTTGTGCCCGCCCTTCAGCTCAGGATGATCGTCATACTGGCTGCCTGTGAGCTCATCGAGGGAGAGATCGAGGTCCTCCTCTGCTCCCCCTGCAGTGCTCACAGATTCATTTGTGTCCGATGCCCCTGGAGCACCATTGATTCCCGTATTGAGTGTCTGCACGGGCGCGCCAGTGGTGCTGGTGGCGGTCTGTGCAGGTGCCGTGGCGCTTGCGCCTGGCGTGGCTGCTGTGGTTGACATGTTAGCTCATTCTCTCCATCATTAGTTTATCCATATCCTCGGAGCCCATCTCCTCAGACATCCCTTCCTCTCCTTCCTCCTCGGCTTCGGGAGCAGATTCGCTCACCTTGCGGAGGAGGAAGCGCTTGAAGCCCGGGCTCTTCGCTGCCATGCCAAGTCGGCCGGCAAGAGCCTGCAGTCCGTTGTCATCGACGACAATCTTCATGTCGATCATCGCATCCTCAGGCAGGATACCAGCATCGATCGCATCAGCCATCGCCTTGCTGAACATCGTGAGGAGACGCACAAACTCTGGGGGCAGGGACGTGATCGTCCCGCTGCCAAAGCGGTCATACTTGTCATTGAGTCCGAAGAGCGGCAGCAGACGATTGGTGGCTTCAACAAGACCATTGAGCGCCTTGCCGGTGAACTTGCCCTTCGGTGACGACGCACCGTAGAGCTCATCCTCACTCTCCTCAACCTCTCCCTGACGAGTCATCGCCTGGGCACGCATCTTCTCTAGTTCCATCTTCTCATCCGGTGTCATATCATTCTCCTGACTTTAGGTCGTGTTCGGCTGCTTGCTTCAGCATCTCATGGGCAGGGAATGTTTCCGAAACAGCTCGGACCTTATCCCCATCAAACTTCTTCAGGTTGTCTCGGTAGGACTGCGACATTGCATCCAGGCTGTCACGGTCATTCTTCGCCTTTGTCATGTAGTCATTGTAGAAGTTCTCACCACCGAGATCCTTCTCATTGATGTAGCCACGGGAGCGCATGATGGTCTCCTCCTCGCGCTTGTTGCTCACCATACCACCGACTGAAGGGGAGTAGAAGCCGCTGCCCCCAAGGCCCGAGTTCCATCCGCTATTCCAGAGTGTGGCAGTCTTCGCAGGCGCGCTGATGAGTCTGCGCTTTGGGACGTCACAGGTGCCACAAACAACCTCGACCTCCTGACTGCGCTGCCAGGACATGTAGTGGTCGGACACACCTTTACACGTGTCACACTTGTACTCGTAGCAGGGCATCAGGCACCACCGATGACGGTTGAGACTGCGGCTTCAGGAGTTGCGGCAGGTGCGGGAGTCGTTGCAGTAGATGTTGGCGGGGACGGGGGAGTCTCGGTTGCGAATGCCACCGGAAGCTCGAAGAGGCGGATGAGCTCATCCTTGATGGCAGCTGCTGGGACACCAAGACCGGCAAGGACTGGGATGAGACCGGTGATCTGCTGCTTGCGCACCATGTCAGTCATTGGAGTGGATCCACCATCGGTGGCGTAGAAGGTCCAGTCCGCATCGATCTTCTGGGAGGTAAGGATCTTGGCTCCTTCAGCCGTTGAAACAACAAGGCGCTCACTGTCATCGATGAGTGGCAGCAGCATCCTGATGTAGAGGAGGACCGCAGCTTCGATGGTCGAGTCACGGTCACGAGCCATCTTACCGAGCTCACTTGCCGTGTACTGCATGAGGGCTGTCACCTCAGTCGCGGTGGCACGGCTTGCCTCACCACGTGTGAAGCCCGCTGTCAGTGAGCCCTTCTGCAGGTCCTGCTCGATGTAGTTGAGGTAAGCAGCGTGGTTCGAGCTGATGGGAACCACTGGGACAACATCGATGAGGCCGCTGATGGAGTCGTTGTCAACTGCGATCATGGCACCATCGATACCGCTCGTGATCTTGGCGAGGCTTTCCTCATCGAAGGCGCCCTCCTTGTAGATGAACTGGCGGCTGTCACGGCGAACAGCGTTGGCCCAGAAGGTGCGGAGGATGTTCTTCTCGAAGCATTGGTCGTAGACACGGCCAAGGGCGGAGTAGCCCTCCATCGGGCGGTCAGGACGGCGAGCAAAGTAGAAGGGGACGATGTTGCTGAGGGGCCGGCCATCGAAGGTGGTGACTGGGATGGGAGCACGCTCGAGAAGCTCCTCTCCGTTCTTCCACTGCGAGGACCAGAAGAGAAGCTCCTTGTTGATGAAGTCGTACATCTCCACGATCTCGATGTAGAGGTACTCGTTGGGCAGGTCGGGCTGGTCACCGTAGCTGCGGTAGCTCCGATCGGTGTTGCGCTCAGAGTCTGTGAAGTAGTCACGCTGGGCTGTTCCCATCCACTTCTTGGCACCAAACTTCTCGGTGGCTTCATCGACTGAGATGTAGTAGACATGACCGATGAAGCGACTGTCCTCCCAGGCAGCAGCATCGCGGTCAAGGATGACCTGCCATGGTGGCACAGCTCGCATGGCAACCTTGCTGAGGACAGCATTGCTCTCACGTGGTGCAAGCTTCAGGAACGAGTGCGTGTAGATGAGGGCCATCCGAGCAGCAGACTCTATCTGCGTCCGCCCACTCCTTAACCAGTTGTTGGAGACTTCCTTTGTTAGACCGAGATCGCCCTTGCCAGTGATGTCAGGAGCGATCTCAACTGATGGATACTTGGTGAAGAGTGATCCCATGAGGGACTCAACTGAGGCGTAAGCATCGGCAGTCTCAACACGGATGCTGCTGTCGTTGTCACCGGAGTCCATGTCCTCGTAGAACTTCGTCATGTAAGCGTTACGGTAACGACGCATCTGCGGGCGCAACGTATCCCAGTAATCAGTGTGCTGCTGCAAACTTGCGCGGATGAATTGAATGCGGTCTTTCTCAGTTCTTGGCATGGACGTCCTTGTGACACGAATTACAAAGCGTGACACCGTTGAATATGAATGTTGCGTACTGAGGATAAAGCGCCTTGGGCACTATGTGATGTGCTTCCAATTGCTCAGTGCTTCGACAGACAACGCAGCAGGTGAAGGTCCTCTTGACAGATGCAGTCCAGCGACTGAGTCCTGGATACTTGATGTTTTCAAGAAGACCGTTTCCGCCCTTACCGATGCTTATCTTTTGACGAGCTTCAACAGAGTGAGTCTTTCCTTTTGACGATTCACCAATCTTTTGGCGATGTTCTTCAGAGAGAGTAACGCCCTTCCTTATTGTATTGCCTGTTGATCGTATCCTATTTGCACAGCTCATACAAAGAGCGCGCTGGCGCCGAGCGCCCGTCTTCTCTTTCCCACAGTCAATGCATGCAT